TTGGGTCAAGCCTGCACTTTCCCTCGCTATTTGGTAGATATTTCTGCACTCTTTGTCCATTCAAATCACTTCCTTTTGCTGGTAGAATTAGATTATGGGATTACACTACTTGTCATGTTACCTTTTGCAATTTTTAGTAACGTATCGTGACTTTTATTTATAAAAAAATTTCTTCTATCTTTTTGTTTAAGATTTTTGATATTTCTTTTGCTAACGATAAGCTTGGGTTTCTTTTTCCACTTTCTATCATATAAATTGTCTGAGGTGTTATATTAACCTTTTTAGCCAATTCATAACCAGATATATTTAAACCCTCTCTTATCAATTTTAAGTTGTTTCTCATATTCTCACCTTCCTTATATCACTTAACGTTACCTTACTTATCATTATAGTCACTTTTAGTTACATGTCAAGCATTTTTATAACTTTTCGTTACAATTATTTTTATATGTAACAAATAGTGATATAATAATATAAAATTATGGAGGTTTTACTTATGAAATTCGGTGATATATTATCAAATTTAAGAAATGAAGCTAAAATTACTCAAAAAGACCTTGCAAATATATTAGGCGTTTCTAGAGGCACTATCGGTATGTATGAAATAGGTCAAAGAGATCCTGACACAGAAACACTAAAAAAAATAGCTAAATTTTTTAATGTATCTGTGGATTATTTATTAGGTAATACTGACATTAAAAATTCAGATACTTCCAAAAACAAAATAGCTGAATCCTTAAATGATGATCCAGAACTATCACAATTTTGGGATTCATTAAAAGATAGAGAGGATTTAAAACTACTATTCAAACAAACTAGGGATATGACTCCTAACGATATAAAGAAAATTATCAGGATTATAAAAGCAATTGAGGATGGAGAAGATAGAAATGACGGATAATTATATGTTTTATTTATAAAAAAACTATCCAATAAAATTTTTAAACATTAAATTGTATTATTATGGGGGATGATGCTATGGACATATTGGATAAGCCTTTGTTAAAGGCGCTTTTAAGTGAGGATATACCATTTTACGAAGTGATGAATGCTTTCGATATTAAAACCACTATACTTTTTAACATTCCAGCACATATTTTGGGTTTTGTTTATTTGAGCAGACGGGAGAATTATCATCTTCTGCTTAACGGTTCCGTAAATTATGAGACTCAGTGCAAAGTTTTCATACATGAAATTAAGCATATAGCTGACGATATGCCAAGGCTTGCATACATGATAGGATTGGACATGCAGTATACATACATGGAACGTTCTGCTGATTCTGTAGCAAATAAATTATATAATACTAAGTAAAGTACTCAAAATTTAAGAATTTGAGTTTTTATTTTACCTGCTTCAGAAAATTTTGTAATTTTATGTTTATATTTCATAGATACCTAATAATTTCATAAACTCTGCTCTATTATATTGTAATATACTTTAAATAGAAGATTTACTTGTAATCAATAGATTAAAAATATAAGTTTAGTAAATAAGGGAGATGACTTTATGGGTCTGTTTTCAAAGTTATTTCATAAAAAGAAAGTTATAAAAAAAGAACAGCCTAAATCAATTTTTGAAATTAAAGGCAATCCTCCTGCTCCTCATAAAATTTCTACGGATGAGAATAAAAAAGGTTCTGTGAATATTAAAATTGCTTCCCAAGAATACAATTACATATCTGTTTATGATAGAAAAAATAGATATCAATTAACGGATAATGAAAATATTATTAACGATCATGATCAAGCTGAAAAATTTGAGAATAGTTTAATTGACAGAATCAAAGATAACGCGGATCCTATTTGTCCCAATTGCAATGCTAAATTAACTAAATGGCCTTCAAGAAAAGTAAAATGTAAATCATGCGATAAATATATATATGTTAAATCAAGCTTCATAATTAAAGATAAGAAACTTCCATTAACTCAAACTGAAAAAGAAAAGTTAGATAATTATAGAAATAATTTTTTCTATCTTAAAAAGTTGAGTAAAAGTTTATATAATTTAGGCATAACAAGAGAAATATTTCTTAATGAACGTAAAAATATGGATACTAAATTTTCAGATATGGATATAATTTGGAGTATCTTAAATAAATTATCACTTATAGAATTTAAAAAATTAAATCTAGGTATTCACAGTAATATACATAGAGATATGGCTGATATACTTATAAAAGAAAATAAACCACATCAAGCATTAGAAGAATTTATGTACGTGGCTTTTCTTGATATTAATGGGAGTATGAACTCAGCTCAAAATTTAAAAGATGCATTTGATTCGGCCACTGGATTCGTTGCGCCTGGAATAAAAAACCAAATACTTAATTTAAAAGAAAATTTAAGTTTAGATGATATTAAATTAAAAGAAATTTTTATTAATACATGCAAAAAAAGATGTAAATTTAATACCCCGCTGTCTCCCGAAAAGGCATGGAGTAAAATATGTAAATTCTCATAATATTATCAGATAATTGTTTAAGTATAAATCCACTAAACCCAGATTATACTAAATTATAGAAGGGAATGGTCTTATGAGTGATTTAGAAAATAATAATTTTGAATCTCCTTTTGAAAAAATTAAAAAAATCAGTAAAAAAGGCACTGAATATTGGTATGCCAGAGAACTGATGGTTGAACTTGAGTATCAAAGCTATAGAAATTTTTTACCAGTCATAAAGAAAGCTATTAAATCTTGTGAAAATAGCCATGAGAACGAATCAGACCATTTTGCGCAAGTACACAAAATGGTAGCAATCGGGAGCAATTCAAAGAGAAAGGTAGAGGATTATTGTTTAACTCGCTATGCCTGTTATTTAATAGTACAAAATTCTGATCCTAGCAAAAAATCAGTTGCATTAGGTCAAACTTATTTTGCAATACAAACTAGAAAACAAGAAATTACAGATAAACAAAGGGATGAAACAAGAAGATTAGCTCTGAGACATGAAGTTAAAAAGCATAATAAAAATTTAGCTACTGCCGCCAATAATGCAGGTGTGAAAACTAAAATTGAATATGCTATATTTCAAAATCATGGTTATAAAGGGCTTTATAATGAAATGGATTGTAAAGAAATAAAAAACTATAAAAAATTAAAAAAATCTGAACAATTATTAGATCACATGGGTAGTACAGAATTAGCTGCAAATCTATTTCGTGCAACACAAGCAGAAGAAAAATTAAAAAGAGAAAACATAATTAATAAAAATGATGCCAATAAAGCTCACTATCATGTTGGTAAAAAAGTTAGACAAACTATTGAAGATCTCGGAGGTACTATGCCTGAAGACTTGCCAGTAGAAGAAGATATAAGAAAGCTTGAACGCAAATATAAAGATATATCATCCATCAAAGAAAACGACGAACAGAATAAATTTCCAGAAAAATAATATAACTAGTTGTTAAAACATAATAATTCATATTAAAAAAATTAAATAGGAGCTAATACTCCTATATATTTTTTAATTTTAATCAGAACATCAGTTTGTAATAAGGAGGCACTTATGTAATGAAAAAGCGCAGACAAAATGGAGAAGGATCTATATACCAGAGAAAAGACGGCAGGTGGGCTGCATCTTTCACTGTGGGAATTAACCCTTTAACAGGAAAACCAAAAAGGAAAGTATTATATGCAATGTCTGAAAAAGAAATAATTAAAAAAGTAAGAAAGTTCACCAGAGACTTTGAAAGAATTGACTTTGCCAAAGAAGAATTGACGCTAAAGCAGTGGATTAACATTTGGTTAATTGAATATAAAAAGAATAGTTTAAAGCCAAGGTCATTCCAAAGATATTATGGAATCTATAAAAACTATATTGAAACATCAGCTATAGGAGATAGCAAACTTAAAGATTTAAAGGCAAGCCAGATACAAGAATTTATCAATTGCATTGATACTTCAGCAAATAATATAAAATATATAGTGAGATTAATCAAATCATCACTAACCGAAGCTCTTAACCAGGATTATATTGTTAAAAATCCATGCAATGCCGTTGTCCTCCCTCATATCAAGAAAATAAAAAAGAAGAAATTTTTAACTATAGATGAGCAAAATAAACTAACAAAATATTTATTAGAGCATATACACGAGGGCTATAATCTCATGATTTATTTTGATTTATCTACTGGATTAAGGGAGGGTGAACTTCTAGGTCTTGAATGGCATAAGATCAATTTTAAAGAAGATACGATATATGTTAATGAAACTTATAGCAAGCAAGCTATATATAACGAAAATAACGAAGTTACTGGTTATGTAAAAACTCTTGCAGATACCAAAAATGATGAAGTAAGATATGTACCAATTCCTAAAAAATTATTTAGTTTATTAAAATCTAAACACAAAGAATTTTTAAAAGAGAAAGTTAAAAATCCTAAAAAATATAAAAAAATGGACCTGGTATTTTGCAATAAGAATGGAGATTTTTTAAATGACAAGACTCCACTCAGAGCAGTAAAAAAAGTATATAAAAAATTAAATATATCCAGTGATTTGACCTTCCATAGTTTAAGACATACATATGCTACTAGACTTTACGAACAAAGTGGTGACTTAAATGTAATTCAAGCTCTACTTGGGCATATAGACATAGACACTACACGAAAAACTTATGTCCATGTATCTGAAGAACGAAAAAAAGAAGCAACCAGTTTACTGGATAACTTCCTTGATTGACTACATTTATTTTACTACAATTTTTACTACAGTTAGTACTACAATTATAGTAACTTTTAATAACTCTTAATGATACGTCATTTCTCTAAAGCCTTGATTTTACGCCATTCATAAAGCTTAATGCATTTTAATAAAACCTATGGCGGAGAAAGAGGGATTTGAATAATAAAAATCTGGTACACTTTGATATATCTAAACTTATAGAAATATATTAATCAAATTACTACAGTTTTTACTACGTTATCAATTAATTTTAATAAACATTAAAGAAACTTCAGTTAAAATTCAATTGGAGTTTTTACCTAATTATAATATATAATAAATGAACTGTCTTAAAAAGCCCTGGTGTTTGCCAGAGCTTTTATTATAAAAATTTTTATTTAAAGAATACCTTATATTTTAATTAAAATTGTTTCCTATGTTATTGTATGCGACCTAAAAATTTTGGTCATACTATTATTATAGTTATTCCTTTCAAATTTTTTAGCTGGCCTTTGGTCAGCTTTTTACATTTTCCTTATAGGTAGTCTAAAATTATCTAAAATGCGAAATTAATACCTCTATGGCTCATAGTTTCAATTCCTTATAGGTAGTCTAAAATTCCATCCAATTATTATTATAACAGGGTTCATGAAAATATCAATATAATTAGGAACCAAGTATAAAATATGGTAACTCGGACATAATGCTTAATACCATGAAAATAATTATTTCACCAAATAGTTTTGATTGGTAAAAGCCCTGGATTGGTCTGGGGCTTTTATTTATCTTTTTATTGGTCTATAACCTGCAGTTTGTATCTCTGCATTAAAATTATTTCAAATTTTTATTGTAAAATATTTTTTATAAAGTCAACTGCATAAGTAGTTTTTATTACAAAAATAAATGTTAATACTAAAATTATAAAATTGATACCTATATATATAAACCAATATTTATTAAAAACTTTAACATTACCACTTATTCCATATTCAGGCATATGTTTAGGCAATACTATTTTGCTAAACATTTTAAGATGTTCTGTATAATCATTTTGAATATCATTAATTCTTTTCTTATAATATGGAATAGTTAGACTTGCATTCAAAAAAATAAATATTCCATAAGCCATAGCTGAAATTTTTAATATATATATATTACCTTTAGTCAAATACCCAATTGCTGCTCCTAATATTACCCCAATTGTTGCTAGAAAGTTTTTATTCATATTACCAATTAGATCGCTAATTTCATCCGAAATTTCTTTTAATTTATTAGAAACCATTTCTCTAACTTTGTGAGTTTCTGTAAAATATTCTTTAACATTATTTTTAAGATAAATATCAAAATTATTTTTGACAGATTTATATATATCTTCTGAATTAATTAATATTAATTGATAATATGAGCTTTCACATTCTTCACATAGAAATATAGTCATTAAATTTCTTAACATACTCAATTTATCAGAGTTATTACCTTCATATGCCCAATTATATTGTTTAAATAAAAAGTATACCATGTTGTTATCATATACTATATTATCCATATAATATATTTTTATCTTTTTATACCCATTTATATAGCTACATATCTTATTATTTTCTTTATTAGTGTAATTAGCAATAAATGGTATAGCTAAATTTACAGTCATATAAAGAAAATATTGTTTAAGCTCGTAATTATAAATAAAATCATCCTCAGAAAAATTAAAATACATATATTCTGGGCATAACCATTCAGGACAATCTATCCAATTACATTGCTCATTTCGCATTCGAATAATTTTTTTATATAATTCCATATCTAAAATAGAATTAAATTTATTTTTTATATAATTTTCTAATTCTATAATTTTATTTCCACCAATAATTAAAACTAAATCATTATAAAATAATATTGTTTTATTGAAAATAATAATTATTGTTTTTTGAGTCTGTGAATATAACTCATTTTCTAAATTTCTATATGATAATAAGTTTACATATTCTAAAAACATTTTATCAGTAAAAAATAAGTTTATATTAAATTTATCCTTAAATTCAGAGTTAAGAATTTTATTTTTAAGAATATTTTTATTTATATTCAATTCAACATTTATTGTTTCATGTGCAATAAACATTTCTTCAATATATTCATTTGCATACTGTTTATTAAATTTATCTGATATAATAAACGGGGTTGGTTCATTTATATGACTAAAAATTATTTTTAATGATGAATCAAAAATAAGAAACAAATTTTCAAAATTATAATTTATGATATTTCTTATTTCAGAACTAATGCATTGTTTTCTGTAAATAAAGTAATTTGCATTTTCTGTAAATTTTAAGTTATCTACATTTCCCCAGTCCATATAAGCTAAAAATTTATTTAATTCAGCTATCACCCCATTCATATTATCACTCCATATTATTACTCATAAAATTTACTTGGTTACAACCTCAGAATAATTAGATATATTTTTTATTATTATATCCATTTTATCATCATCTTCATGCTTTTTTATGTCAAATTTTTCCTTGTCTTGTGAGGTATCAAAATCAATATTTATTTCAACATTTGTATCTGTTTTTATTTTTTTTCTTCTAACATGAGTATCCACCCATTGTTTATCAATATTAAATTTTAGATCTCCTAAATTTTCTGATATATAAGAAATATACTCATTTCTTTTTTCCTCGTTATCGCCAAAAACTTCTTCAGCAAACGATTTAATATTAATTTCCTCAGCACTTTTTAATGTTGAGAATAGATGCGACCTAATATCTTCCGATTTTTCGATATTACTACTATAATTTTTTTCAATAAATTTTTGAGTATACGCTTTAAACATCCTTGTGTTATCTCGATCCGTTTTTGTTAGCTTGCAATGCAAAAAAGTATTAGAAAAGAAATCTGCAACCATATCATCTTTCTTTGACTTTACAGCTTGCTTATCCAATAATATTATATCATAATCATTTTGGGGATTATCTGGTCTTACAAAGACACATTTCTGAAGCTTTTGCTTATTATTCGGAATTCCATCACTACTTACAATCACTTTTATTTTCTTTTTTCCACCATCTACATTTTCAACTTTAGTTTGTATCAATTTACTAAAATCCATTTTAAGCAATGCAATGTTTTTTCATTATTAACTGAATAAATACATACTGCAAAATTTGCGGGAGATATATTGCTGTTTTTCATAGCATCAAATAAATATTTTGCTATTTCCTTTGATTCAGATACAAATTTATTATCAGGTGATTCAATTATATTTTTACAGCATTCTTTTACTACATTAATGTTACCATCAAATTTTGCAATTCTTGTGCTTTCATCATTGATAGAATTTTTAATATGTCTTTCAAAAAGTAAATATATATCCTCCGTTAGTTCTAACGGAAAGTCAATTAGTACTGGGTTTTCTTTTCTATTATCTAAAATATGTATTATTGCTTTTTCAATTATTAATTCTGAGACATTTCGCATATCCATAATATATACCTCCAATATATATTTATTCTTGCACCTTCAAAAACATTATTATATAATGGAGATAGTCAAATGATTTGAAAGCACTTACCTATCCATAAGTTTAATGGGCTTATGATAGGTTTTTTCTTTAGTATAGGACATGCTTACCAAATATTCAACAAATTCGACAAAAATATACTTAATTCACCGTAATTACATTATTTGTTATTTATATTGTATATATTCTACGTATAATTAAAAATTCCTTTAAACTTTCAAAAAAATAGTATGATCATTAATCAATCATACTATTTGGAGTGTGGATTCGAAAAAAATTAAATTATATTGGTTGTAAAAAATCAGTTAAGGCAATTAACCTTATAAGTATATGATATATGATTTTATAAGACATGTAAATGGTTTCAGACATAAAGCTTTCTTCTGTTTTAAATATAGTAAATTGGGTATACATATTACTGCCATGGTTCAGACTGAGTATATAGTGTTTGTGGTATTCCAACCAAATTGACGTCAAATTTAAGGCTCGGTTCTACCAATGATTTTGCATTATGTATCCTCATTGATACTGACCAGCCATTATCACACGTAGCTATTATTGTATTTTTAGAGTTATTTTTATAGCTAATATCATAAAATTTTGCTGGTAAAATCAATTGTGGTATTTTTACTTGCGGTTTAATTTCCCCTGAGCTTTTGTTTAAAGTGCCATACATAGAAAATACTACAATTTGAGTTAATTTTTTATTATCAATGCTTATAACTTTATAAAAATCCCTATTGCCTAATAAATAGCTTAAAAATTTCTGTGGCACAATATTAGGGTTCTCTTGTTCAAGCCTTTTCAATTCTTTCATAAATGCATTTAATACAGGCATATATATTCCCACGTCTTTATTTAATATTTCCTTCCATTCCTTTCCCTGTCTTTTTAATTCATTTAATCTATCAAATATTGGTAAAATTTCATTAAAGTATTTACTTGAACATGGTATACCTAGCCATTTACTACCAAAATCCAAAGTTCTTGAAAGCCTTGAATGCTTTACTGCAGAATGGTTATGCTTACAGCTAATCCCTATTTCCCAATCATCCTTTTTCCTTATAGCAATAAGATCTCGTACATCTCCCTCTATTCCCTTTTTATCCGATTGAAGGGTAAGGTATAGATTGTCCTCGTTTATCGGGTTCTGGAGCCTTGGTTCCAATCGCGATATAACGCGGGCTGCAGCCTGTGCCGCCTTATCCATTTTAGCCCGCAGTGTAGGTAACAGTTTATAATAATCTTTCCGTGCTATTTCTACAGCTTCATTATTTTCTATTAATACAATATTATTTTTGCCTTTTAAATATTCTTCAAAAGCATTTAAACAAGCATATTCAAACCCTTTCCCGTTTTTAGATTGGATTGCCATTATTTTACCCCCAATACTTCTTGCGCTCCTTCAAGGTGTACACATGCATTCAATACATCAAAAATACTAGATGCTATTGCCTCAGCAAGTTTAACAGGTACAGCATTGCCAATTTGTTTATATTTGCTTGTAAGGTTACCTGCAAATTCCATGTTAGGTGGGAACGTTTGTATAGCTGCACATTCTTGCCAACTTAAACGCCTTGTTTTACCATTATTTCCAAACCTCCATTTATCTTCCCCTATCTTAACCATATCCGGGCTTGATGGGTGCAATGGCACTTGCTTAGCCATTGCTGGTATAGTATAACTAACTTGGTTCCAGCCACGTTTTCTATTACGGCTCATGAATCTAGATGAATACGAAGCATGGCAAATATCTTTATAATTAGGGTTATGTATATTTTTCAGCGCATCTATAAGTTTCACCTTATACTCATTAGGTTTCGGCATTTCAAAACTGCTAACATTAAGGTCTTTCCTAAATCCAACCATAATTACTCTCCACCTGTCTTGTGGGACGTTATAATCAGCTGCATTAACAAGCTTTGGGTATACAGTATAACCTTTTTGTGAAAAATCTTCTATTATTGCTTCTATCACATTTCCACCGCCTAAAGTTAAAATACCCTTTACGTTCTCTGCAACAAAAGCATATGGGTGATTAGCCCCTACTAGCTTAACAAAATACCTATAAAGCTTATTCCTTTTGTCGTCAATTTTCCTTGGACCTGCTAATGAAAAACCTTGGCATGGGAATCCTCCCAACACTATGTCTGACCTAGGGATATCCTCAAAGTCAATTCTACCAATATCGCCTTGAACAACTTTAGCGTTTGACCAAATACGGTGCGTTTTACAAGCATCTTCGTCTATATCATTAGCCCAAATTATATTAAACCCTCGGTTTTCAAAACCTAAATCCAGCCCACCTGCACCCGCAAATAATGATACCGCTGAAAAATGTTTTGTGGTAAGCATTTCATTTATATCTATAACTGACATTAAATACCAGCCTCCAATACAAAATATATTATTATAGATTTTTATTATTTCCTATTTAATTGTATTATATTATATATATATGGTTTTGAGAAGGGCGGATGAAATAGAATATGGATAAAATAACCAAACAACAGCGCAGAAAAATAATGCAATCAATAAAAAGTAAAGACACAAAATCAGAAATAATTATGCGGAAAGAATTATGGAAACTCGGTCACAGGAATTATCGGAAAAACTATGATAAAATTATTGGAAAACCGGACATAGTTTTTCCGAAACTAAAAATTGCAATATTTATAGATTCGGAATTTTTCCATGGATACAATTGGGAAGAGAAGAAAAACAAAATTGGTACAAACAGGGATTATTGGATACCTAAAATTGAGAGGAACATACGAAGGGATGAAAATGTAAACAGAGAACTTTCAAGTAAAGGTTGGACGATCCTTCGCTTTTGGGATAAAGATGTGAAAAAAAACCTTCAGGATTGCATAAATAAAATTGAAGATACTATAAATAAATCATCTTCAAAAAAATAAAGCCCCGGAAAACCGGGGCAATAATTATTTCTATGATGTTGTAGTTGTAACTACATCTGCAAGATCTTTTCCCTCTATAAATGCAGGTGCTAATATGCCACTATCTTTGACCTCTGAATTTATCTTTCCACAAATAGTCTCTCTAAAATGATCGATTTCTTCTTGAGATATTCCTGGAATTTTCTCTACCAAAAGCTTGTCGAACTCTTTTCTCTTCTGTTCCCCTGCTGCTGGGATGAATTTAAATTGTTGCTCTGCTATATAGAATATGTCTTGTGCTATTTTATAATCCTTGTTGTATTGGTCTATTTCTATTTGTTTAACAAGGGATTCCTTTTTCTTTTTAAGATAAGCTATGCCTACAGTAACACCATAAGAAGCCAACGCCCCTAAAATACTTAAAATTCCACTCGTAATTATATTTGCTAATTCTTTTCCTAACATGTTATATACCTCCTAATAATTTTATTCTTTTAACTGCAATGTCGTAATATTTCTTTTCTTTCTCTATACCTATAAATTGCCTATTTAAATTCTTACACGCAACTCCTGTACTTCCACTTCCCATAGCAAAATCCAATATCAGATCTCCTTCTTTGGTATATGTTTTTATTAAATATTCCATCAATTCCACTGGTTTTTGAGTAGGATGGACTTTTCCAATTCGTGGATTATAAATTTCAATTATATTTGTAGGATAATATAGATCGCTATATCTTGAGAAATCTAACCTTTTAAATTCTCCCATAGTCTGTATAGGCTTTTTACATCCTCCCTTTTTTCGCATTTTGCCTTTTCTCATTACAGGATAATAATTTACCCTGCTTTTAGCAAAAACAATGATATCCTCATCTATTTGTAGTGGCATATATTTTGCATTTTGAGGACTCCCACTCTGCTTTTTATTCCATATCCATTTATGTTTATATTCTTTCATGTTGCTATTAATAAGCTTGCTGGTAAATGGTTCTCTGCCAAATAAAATTACAGGTGTGTGTATATCTCTTTTAAGATTATTTATCCTGGGCCACATTTCATGAAAAGGAATTACTTCATCCCACTTACATTCAGTTGTCCCATAAGGCTCGTCTGTTAAGACTAAATTTACTTTAACTTTTTGCTCTATCAATTTATCCATTTCGTTCAAACATTCACCATGTATTAATGTCATATAATCTTGCATGTAATCACCTTAGTTAAAATAATCTCTTAGATCCACCAGCTCCCTGGTTGTTATTCCAATATACCTCTGGTGCTCCACCTTTTCTTAGTGTTAAATAATTTCCTCTATCTAGGTGAATAGACATATCACCATCTGCTCTTTGTTCTACATAGAAGTTCATCCCTGGTATCTGCCAAATATTTGGCCCTGTAGGTACAGTTTCATCATAGGTTGGCACTGTTTGTATTATTGGTTCAGTAGTCTGTGTAGTTTGTGTAGATGTATCTATTCCAGTGATTCCTTTTACAATAGCTGTTGCCAGTTTTTCAGCGTTGTATTTGTCGCAGTCTGTCTTGGTGTCGCAAAAGAAAGGTTCAATCAAGATTGCAACCATATTCGTATATCTAAGTACGTATAAGCTACTTTGTAATTTTGCACCTCTATTGGTTAATCCCAAAGCTGTAGAAATTTCAGATGATACCCTTTCTGCATAAGCCTGTCCTGCGGCACTGGCATATTCTACCTCACAGCCTGTAGCCACATCTGTTTTAAAGGCGTTGACATGAAAACATAAATGTAACTGTGAACCTATAGAGTTAGCTTTGTTCACCCTATAGGCCAGTGATTGTCCTAAATTTAAGGCTGGACTAGATGCTGGTGTACAATCATAACAAGTATGTCCTAGAGACTGTAATTTCTTTATGGCCAATGCTCCATATTCCCTACAGTCATGTTCCTCATTACGGTATCCAGAAGCCCCTCTGTCCTGACCACATCCATGCCCAAAATCATAAGTGATTACCATTTACATTACTTCCTTCCTATTTATTTTTCAACTGTTCCAGTGCATTTTCCAACTTTTTAGGTACTGGAACACCTAATTTAATCGAATTTTCTAATATACTTATTCCCTCTATTGCCACATAAAAATATATAACCATAGTACGGAATGTCCAGCACTGCCCAAGGAGCCTGTCTAAAAGTACCGCCAGTATTAAAACAAACAGTATTGTAAATTTCTTTTTAAGGCCATTAAATCCCCTGGAGCTATTCAGATGTTTTTCTTTACATCCACACATAAGCCCTGTAATATAGTCTAAAACCATGCAGGACACCAATACTTTTATCCCCATTTCCCACCCACCAAAGCACCAGGTAAGTAATGCCCCCAGTGTAGAACTTGTAAACCCTATAGCTAGTAATTTTCCTGTAAATTCTTTGAAATAATTTATAAGGTATTCCACTTTAAACCTCCCTTACAGTTATTCTTAAACGCCAAAAAAGAGCTTTGGATTTCTCCAAAACTCTTAATGTGTTATGACATATAAATTTTCTCCTGTTTTAAGCAAAATTAAAGAGCCTTGATTATTTCAAGACCCCTTAATATTTAGATCTTAGTTTAAATAATTTTCAATTATATTATTTAATTTTGTAATAAATTCTTCTTCTTTTGGAGTTAACACATCTTTATCTAGCAATTCCTTCCCTAATTCTAGACAACATTTAATAAAATCATTCATGGTTTCATCCATTATAAAACCTCCAAATTATAAATTATGATTTTTATCCTGGCCTAAAATAAATTTTAAAAAATTTCTACCAAAAGCACTTATTTTAGCCCTATGTCTATCCATTGTCATTTCTTTTCCTTCAAAATCTGCTATTATTGGTTGAATTATTATTAAATTATACTTTTGCAATTTAATATATACTTGTCTTTTTACTGCATCAGATTCGGTAAATTCACTTGATGAACTGTACACTTCATTTCCCGCCATCAGGTAATTATTAATATACAACAATTCTTTTAAGTCAATCATTCTTAATTCACTTAAAACATCGAAATAAGTTAATATTAGATCTTCATCAGTAATCTTATATGCAATTATGTTTTCGATACCATTTGCTATATACTTAATTTTTCTTTCTTGAGCTTCATCAATGACAAAATCAAAAATCATAGGAAACACTTTATTTTTAATAAGATTAATTTCATCTTCTTCCATAGCCCTCAAATGTTCTTCAATTATATTTAATCTGTTTTTAAGCTCATCTAGCATAGCCATAATATTTTTTTCTGTACGTTTTTGTTTATATGACAGATATGTTGTAACTACTCCTGGAGCTATGTGTGCTACAAGAACATCTTTTAAACACTCCCCTAATAGAGTTGTCCCTCCATCCAAAGCTATTTCAAAATTATTTTTTATTTTATCCTTTATTTCTTTATTCATTTGTATCGCCCCCAAATAGTTAATTAAACAATCAGAGACAATATCCCTTTTATATCTTTACATAATTTATAGAGCAAAATAAAAAAGCTACCTCTAGCTTCTATTTTGCTTTATGATTATTGCCCTATTGCTATATAGTTAAAAGTAGCTCCAGCATATTGAGTTGCCGGAATGTTGCCACCACTTTGAGTGTCAGCCTCAGTAATTTGGCAGGAAAACCCAGAACTATTATATGTGACTATCTCCCCTGAACGCATAACAGGTGCATCATTAGTTACTGATCCTACATCATCCCATATACATGAGAACCACGAGCCTATAGGAGTATCTAACATAATATAGTCATAATAAGAACTTCCGCTTTCATATATTGTTATTATAGATTTAGATGGTTGAAAACTCAAATTTTCAACTGTAGCTATTCCATTTTCATCTACTGTCCCTGTTCCACTTGCATAATATTTGCCTCCTAAGCTTTGTATGGTAGCTGTACCTGTTATAAATCCTAATGATGTTGTGGCAGTTTTATCTTTTATAATATCTCCCGCTGTTGCATTTCCCTCACCTCCTTTACCCAATAATTGAAAATTTGGGCTACCGGTCGAAGGTATGCAATAAACTATATTGGCGATTAAATCTTGCCTTACGTTGGTCACATGCTGATTAAAATAATCCATTAAATCAACTGCATCAAAATTATTTACTTTTATTGAAACATTACCTGTACTTTCAGTATTGAATTTTACTCTTATAGGTATACCTTCTATATCTGATAAGCTTTCTACATTTGCTAAAGTAATCGAATATACATTCCCTAAATTAGTTGATACCGCATAAAGATTATCTAACTTTCCTGTTTGCAAAGCAGAAATATCTAGAGTAAGTTGATCAATTTCGCCAGAAGGATAAGGCTTTCCCATAATAACACGTCCTTTCTAAAGATATATATTTTCTCGGCTTACCGAATTTATTTTAATATTATAATTAGGAAAAGAGCTTTGGATTTCTCCAAAACTCTTAATGTGTTATGTTGTATTAGTTTTCTGTTGCATACTAAATATTAACTAAGTTCATTTTTATTTTAACCGTAATAATTCCTAGTAGTATACCAATCATATTTGAAATCATATCTATTACTGATTCTAATAGAGGGTCCATTATGATTACAATATCACGTATCTCTTTAAGTAAACCAGTTATAAATACAATAATACAAATTTTCAATAATCCTACTCGTTTCTGAAATATAGGAATAATAATTATTGGTAATATAAGATGTAATAGTTTGTGCCACTGAAATATTATTTGTAAATTCAAAGTTTTCGCCCCCTAATACTTTTGTATTTTAACCAATTAGTGGATATGTATTCAAAGAAAATTATATTAATTTTCTTTGAAATTTTTATATCTTTAAAAGCAATACCATAATCTCTATTCTTTAGAGTGTTTAATTCATTGAGTTATTCGTTAATACGAATCTATTCATATTATGGATTAACTTTGATAAGGCATTATAGATAATAGACTTTCAATTGCAACCCTGCCAATTGCTTTTTTACCTAAGTCAGTGTTAAAATGCACTGAATCGGTTGAATAATTAGCCCTATTAAATACATTAGCTTGGCATTTTCCGTAAAAATCTACAAATTCAACGCCCCAGTATTCAGCAGTTTCTTTCATCCAGTTTGCATAATCCCTCTCAGTAAATCCTAAGGCATTTACTACTGTAGCAGTTAAATTTGGATAAGAACCATCCACATTTGAGCCTCTAGCGTTAGGCATAGTGCCTAAGACAATTACAGCATTGGGGTATAATTTTTGAATTTTAATAATCACAGAAGATAAAGCACCTTTGAATGTTGTTAAACCAAAATCCCCTGCATTTCCGTCTGAAATCCATTCTTCATCAGTAGTATTTGCTGTACTCCATGTAAAATCTCCTTCTGGAGCATCAACACCATTAAGCGAAAAACTATTTGACCCACCCATAATAAAAATTAAATCAGGAGCAGCCATAGTCATTTGCGCCTTTATCCTTTCCCACGAGCACCATCCCGCAGGGTGTTGTATATCATTCCACCCGAAAGTAGTATCTGTCCATTGGACAGGTGAACCTCCAACACCGCAACCTAAATGTTCCGCGAATCCAAAATAATCATGTACTTGTTGTTGCCATGTACCTGTCGCTAAGTTATTACCAGAACGTACATGAGAATCACCATAGGATATCCATTTTTTATCTTTCCAATCGGAAAATTTTGTTGGATTGGTTTCAAGTAATTTTATTCTTTTCTCTATATCAGAAACGCCACAATATATATGAAATTGTGAAATATCGTATGATGAGTTCATCTTGAAACGGTACAAATACCCAGCTTCTAATGTAACTTTTAATGGTGTTCCAGCATCACCATACACATAGGCGTTTGTTGCCATGCCAACAAATACCTTTGATGTTGTATATTTCAATATTTTTACAACTGTTTTTACATTGTAAGTCATCATAAGTTCAACGAACGGAAATGATAAAAAGTCGGTGCATATATTTGCGTCGTCTGTTACTTCCGCTCCGGTATCTTCACGCAAACCTTTTGCTTTCCATATAGGTTTTATTTCAGCTTTATAACCTATATTTAAAACCGCATCAAGTTCTATTGTATTAGCTGAGTTAGTTCTTATTATATCCCCTACTTTTGTATAAGTATTACCTAATGTATCTTTTCTTGAGTCCAATAATTCTCCGTTAATACCATTTGTAATCTGAGATTGTATACCTGAGATTAAAGCGTTAATATCATCAAAAATCGTGCTTTTTCCGGAATACAATTTTACTGCCGCTGTATTTAAATCAATAGAACCAGTTATAATATAATATCCTGGTGTTATTGTCCGTACTGTTTTTCCTGTTATACTTGAGTCACTCACTCCATTACTTGTTAGATAAAAACCACTATTACCTTGATATTCTGCGGCGTTACAATTTATATTAGGGTACTTATGAAAATATATACTACGCAATACACTTTCAGAACTGAGTACAAAACAATCGGTATATGGTATATATATCGGTTCTGAACGAACATTTGAAGCAGAAGTTGTAATTGCGCCAGTTGTGCCACTTACCGTCTGTCCACTAATCCATTTTAGCGGAATCCTTTTTCTATAGCCATATTCTATAGCCGAACCAGTGAATTCTATTCTTTCGCCCGTTTCAATCTTTGTAATTCTGTCATTCATTGTATCCTCATTATTTCTTGCCTGTACAATCTCTGCATAGCTTTCACTTTCTGAACCAGCGGCTAATACTAAAGTATTCAATTGCACTTGTAATGAATCAACTTGCGTCTGAGGAGCTTTAGATTCAACTGCTGCATTAGTTGAATCCAGATCTGTTTTTTCAACTTTATTATTATTTAACTCATTAATAGCACCTGTCACAGTCTTATCTGTTGTAGTTCTATTATCGTCACTATCTTGCGCTTTATCTGCCATTTGCGACATAAGTATAGGCACTTGATTTACATTTTCTTGCACATCTTCTGTTAAGCTTCTTATAGCTACGCTATTATCTTGTAGGTTTGAACCATCTGCCATTATTGGAACATTATTTACAAATTTCCATACGTTATAAGTAATTTTTTCTCCACTTTTTAAAGACCAGTCTACTAAATCAACTCTTGTTCCAGTTAATGTATAATTATCATTCGGTTCCATTCTTTGATTACCCAAATAAAAAAGTTCCACATGATCTGTACCCGGATTATATGGAACATCTATAATAAAACTTGTAGTATTATCTTGTGTAGCTATATGACTTCCAGGTTCAAAATTTACTGTGTTTTGTATTAAACCCAAAGTTGTATCTATACTTTCATTTATTTCTTTTTGATTTGTTCCGCTTATTATTGCAAAGGTTGCACTTGAGCTTGCTACAGCATAATCAAATGTAGTACTTGATACCATAGCTGTAACCTCTGTAGCATTTCCTACCGCCGCATTCACTTGATAGTTCCAAGCAAAAGCTCCTTTATTATTTGGGGCTATATAATCTCCTTGTGTGCCTGCGTTTGCATAACCATATAAAATCTCGCCCTCGTCTGGATCTTCTGCAAATAAACCTAGCTCGCATATATATTGTCCTTCTGTAATATTAGTATTATTTATTGTTCCTGAAATTACAGCTACTTGAAGTTGTGTGTTTTGAGTTACAGAACTTATAGAAACATCAAATTTATAATTTTTTAAACCTGTAAAAGTTTCGGGATTATCGCCTTCTGCCAATTGCCCTGAACCTATTTTCATTTTTGTGAAATTTAATGGTATTCCTGCTTGAACTTTGTTATATAAAGCTTCTCCTTTTGTTGTTATAACCATGTTATTAAATATAGCCATCTTAACCTCTCCTTTAAGATATTATGTTTGTCACGTTTCCATTTACAATCATGCTTTGATATGTTCTAAAGTTTATAGGATATTTAGGCTGCATCATTTGAATAGTAGTAGTTGTATTTCCACATACAACCATAGAAGAGTAAGTTTTAAAATTTATAGCCGATTTCCCTACATAATTAATACGAACTCCTGAAGGCTTAGGGATTATATATCCATTAGCAATTAGAAGTTCCTTTAGTTTCCCTATGACACCTTCAATTACTGCTGTCATGGACATATCTTGATTATCTATAATATTTAATTTTAGATCTGGAAACATATTACTCCATATTGTATAAATTTCTGGCAGAGTGCCTTGCCACATGTTTTTTCCTATTTTTGCCTTTAAGACAAGTCTATAAGTATCATCATCTAATTTAGGATCAAAATCTTCCGTAGGTTGAAAATTAAGGACTCTATTAACGCCAATAATTTGTCCTAAGATATCAAGTTGATTTCCAATTGCGTAATCTATATCAAAATCATTGTCAAAACCCTTTATGCAATTATAGGCATCATCAACTTTATTTAAGAAAGCTGTTAACCATGCAATAAATTTAGGTTTATCTCTATGTTGACTTGTTATATGATTTAAATAAGCATCTATAGCCATTACATCACCTCTAACTTAAATTGACAGTTATATAATTCACGTTTCCTCTAGTAACCTCATTAAAAGCTATATCTATATCAGAAGTGCCTTGGAATTGCCCATGTCGTGCCGCAGTAACAGAAACAATAGAAAAAGCCGGATTTTTTAAATCCGACATTGAAGAAAGAGCAGAACCCCATATAGCTGATAACGAAAGATCTGACCCTATTTTTAAACTATTTAAATATAATTCCACTGTGCTTTTTATATCTGCTGTATTTTGTGTTGTATAAGTAGAATTTAACGCTTTTACATTTATAGTTACATCTATATCGATATATGTGGGTCTATAAAATCTACGTATCACCGGTTCGTTAAAGGCATCCCACATCAAATTATTATTTGAATCTATAATTTGTACTTCTGTGGTTCCGTTGGTATAGCATCCTGGAGTTTTTTTAATATAAATAGCATTGCCTATTTCTTGATCTACTCCACCTTCTACAACCACTGTAATTGAATGAGGCGGTAATCCTCTTGAATCAACTAAATTGGTATCATTTTCATATACTTCACTTCTTGTTACTCCTGTAAGTCCTGCTATAGCACCTTTTATCCCATCTAGTACTGTAAGTGAAGGTAATGCTGTACTTATTTGCTGCCTAAGCCTTAATTCTGCATCTGTCTCCACGTATGAACCCAACTCTGCTGAATCTGTATTTGTTATTCCAGTCCAGCCATATTGAGGATTGAACATTTGAATTATATCTCCAGGTGAAGCGGCAATAGGTCCAGGTAGTTCGCATGTTAATATTAGTCCTTCAACTACCCCTGATTCTGGGATAATTATAGATGATGGCAAATCCCATTTGATGTTACCTTTATCTACTGCAATAGCACCTGTTATTATAGATCCTGGGTTCCCTGTTATTCTTGCAGGGCAGGTACTATATGTAGCTTCTTTTCTTTTTATTCCATTTATTTTTACAATACCATCTAACCCTGTACTTACTGCTGTGGCTGGGCCACGATTGTTATATGCTAATTGCGATGCAAGTAAAGTATCATAGATTTTCTCCACAACTGTGGCTATCCATTGATAATCCTGTGTATCTTCTCCTAGATAAAGATCCTGGCCAAAGATATTTTTACACATAGCAATTAAGTTATCTCTAATATCTACATAGGTCGTAAGATTTAATCCGCTTTGATCAACATAGGGTTGGAAGTAAGCCAAATATATCACCCCTTTCTAAAAAGTTTTAGCGACCACTGCATCTCCAAAAGGCGTTGTTACCGTAGCTTGAAAGTTATATGTTCTATTTTCAAATGTACTGCTAAAATCTTTTATTGAAGTTGTATTAGGTGTATCTAAAATATAAGATTTAATATACGAATCTACCCAATCCACACTTACTTGAGAAGTGAACTTTCCTATAATGTTCTGGAACAATGGAAAACCTAGCTCCTGGTTCTCCCACCATTCAGATTTTAGAAGAGACAATCTTGTCTTTATCGCTTGTGCTACTGCGTATGCTCCATATGTTATATCTTGGGTATTATGTCCAAATTGATAGTCTCCATTTTGATCTAAAATTCTATATTTAATAGTAATCATCCCCTTTTTTAGGCAATAAAAAAGCTCCTACTTAGGAGTTATATCAATTCCGTTTATTTTTACTGAATCTGCATTCATATTTATTTCACCTTCTTTTAATGAGATTTTAGTGTTGCCATCTAAGCTTTTTAATTCCATAGTGTCCTTTGAATACTTCTCTATTCTATTTGGTTGAGAGTATAACCCAGGAATAAATATGCCATCCGAAAGTGAATGTTTTCTTAACTCTAATTGATTTTGTACTCCCCCATAGCTCCACCACGCATCAATGCATCTGTCAGCAAAAATTATTAATCCCTCATCACCTGCTTTTATGGGAAATGTTATACAATAATTTCCTGCTCGTAATATCACTATAGGAACATCTAAGAGTAATGATATATCAGTCCATACTTTGGATTGATCGGCTTGTATAACTAACTCTCTTATAGCTACTTGAGCAGTTACAGTTTGTTCTTCTGAATTGAAAGATTGCACTATAGCTGGAGTTGCAACACGTAACGTACCCTGTATATTTTCTTTAAATTTTCTATAAAACTCATCATCAGATCCTAATATTTGATCTATATTTAACTTTGATGTATTCGCCACATAATCACCTCTAATTTGTTACAATTGGAATTTGACCCCCAATCTGATCTATAGTCTCAAAATTACAATACCAGGAATCCCCTCGCGTATCTCCCTCATAGGTTACTTTTATAACTCTGTATATTCCATCTTTATCAAGTGATCTATACGCAGGGGTTTGAACATTATCAGCTGTAGTTGTGCTTCCACTTGCGCTAGGAGGATTACCATTATCGGCATCAATTAAACTTTTGGGTCTACCAAACTCTGGTTCACCATACAAGGCATGATATGCAACTTGATCTGCTGGTGCTTTACCATCCCTTCCTCTTGCTGCGTAAACATATCCATTACCGGCATAAATGGCAATGTGATGACATGCTGAACCTTTTCCCCAAAATACTAAGTCTCCGGGTAATGCTTCAGATTGAGAGATAAATTTGCCTCCTTCATTTGCAACTTGATTATATTGAGGTCCTGTTATATCTACTATTGAAAGTCCAGCAACTTCATAGCAGTGTTTTGCAAAAGAAGAACAATCCCAATATGTTATTCCTCCTATAGTCTGCCCTCTGTATGTCATACTATATTGAACATTGGGATCGTCACAAATTTTCTTCGCTTCATCTATAATCTTCTGCCTAGTTGAATTGGCAGCTGTACCTGTATTACTTGCAGACGGAACTGTATTATTACTGCCACCTATACTTATTTGTTTAGCCCTTACTAAACTATTATCAATATGAATTAGACTATTTATCTTAATGGCAGGATTTAATAAGCATTGGCCAGATATACCATAATCACTTTGTTCTGGTGTACCTATAAGTCCACTGGAAGGACTTAAATCAAATATTTCTCCTTCTGGTAAATCTGCTACATTTATAATATTTAATTTTCCATCTTCCGTATAATACTTGCATCCATTACTTTCTGCGATTTGTCTTAAATAATCGCTAGATTTCCCGAAGAACACTTTACCTCTTGTAAGTGCTGGGGCTTTACTTAATGCATTAGAAATACTTCCTAGCGACACAGGATATTGAGCTTCATTTACTATGTGATCCACAAGAGTTCTAGCTGTCTGCCCTCTTAAAACAGAATAATTTGCTATATCATAATTAATGGCTCTATCTGAATCCAAGGCTATTATTGTAAGCCTATATGTTGTACTATCTTCTTTATCTCTTATTGTTTGCAATATGTCTCCATCAAAGATTAAGCCATATTGTTTTCCCTCATATCCTGCTTCAAGTGTTACCCTGGTAGCAGATAGCATTATTGCATTTTCAGTCTGGGCATTTAAATTATAAATAGTTATTTGAGAAAAATTAGGTTCCATCTGTATAGTTTTAACAATAGAGAATGAACATCTCAACTGTGACACATCCACTCCGTTTCCTTGATCGTCACTTACAGTAACTCTATATCTTCTGCCATAAAGTATTTCACCCTCTTTTTGGCTTCCTCCCACAACTTCATAATTAGTGGATTCTATAGTCATGGTTTGTGTATTGGCACTAGGAGTTCCAGTTGTACCTGTGAATTGATTAAAATACTCTTGAGCTTTCTCCTGTCTCCTAGATAAATGAGCAACACTTGCATTAGGACGTTCCCAACAAAAACACATAGCTGCTGTTAAATCTGCTATACTTCCGTTTCCGGTCATAAAATTATCATGTGATAAATATCCACTTTTATTAATCCATTCAAGTGATGCTCCAGTACTTCCGATATTTCCAGATAGTTCTGCCCATAGAAATTCCAATTGATGGGTTAAGTCTGTTCCATATGCCTCAAGCTTACTCCTACGTTCAAAACTCCACTGACATAAACCAAAACCAATACCATTACCTGCCTCAATTAAAGATTCGTTGAACTCCGATTCTGCTTCAATATTACCCATAACCGCAGCAACACTTTTTTCTGGAAGTCCTTTACCTCTTAAAAACCCCCATACAGTTTGCTGTATACTCATTTAATATCACCTACTTTAATCATTATCCAACCACAAAAGCGCGAAATCTGTGCTTAAATTTGTATCATCCGGTATATCTGCAAGTAAACTATCATCCGTTTTAACCAAATAAGCTTTACCTATCTGCAAATATTCATATTGTTCCAAAAGATTTATTCCAGTCAAAAGTGGTATAGATGAAATTATGGGATTTCT